TTGTCGACCATCCACGACTTGATGCGCTTGCCCAAGCCAAAGCGGTCCTCGACGCACAGGCCGTACGTCACGAAAGCCGGGTTGTTGGTCCAGGCCTGCTTGAAGGTACCGTCCCATACGCCTGTGTAAATGCGATTCACAGGATCGTAGTTGGTCGGCACCGGCCAGCGCTTGGCTTTGCATTTGACCGTTACGGCCGGAATATTCTGGAACTGCTGTGCGTCGAACTCGATGTAAAGCAGCGCAGTGTTGGGATACCGCAGCTTCTCGTCGATGATCTCGGTGTAGCCGGCGATGGTCATCGTATCGGCCACGGTACCGCTGTTGGCATTCGGGGTGATGCGGCGCACGCGCAGCATCCAGCCGGAGGTGGCCTTCGGCAAGTTGACGCGCACTGAGCGCTGGTAGCCGTTGGTGGTCTTGCCATCCACGGCACCCAGGTGGGCCTCTACATACGCACCGCCGTCAGTGGCAATGTCGATGGCGTACTCGATGCGGTAGCCGTTTGTGTTGCCGCTGCTGTCCTGCTTGGCCAGGCGCGGCCACGACATGCGCACCCGCACCGCCGACAGCTGGGTATTGCTGAGCGACCGGGTGAACGGGTTGTCACTGCGCAGCTCCACGTTGACGGTGGTCTCGTTTTCCACCGCTGGGATGCCCTGAATGTAGTCCTGCTCAACCGTTCCGCGACGCCATTCCCATTTCACGCCCGGGAAGTTCACGTTGCCGCTGGCATCCATGATCGGCGTGTTGTCGAGGTGGATATCGCGATCGGTAGGCGCGCCATCGAATTCACCCTCACCCACAGCCAGCAGGATCTTGGCGATGTTTGTCGACTGCAGGCTGTCCGGTGCCTCGACAGGCGTCTTCGGCTTGCTCTCGCCGCCCTTGGCGCCGGTAATGTCCAAGTGAGCTGCTGCGCCCATGCTTTCCTCCGGGCAATAAAAAACCGCCCGGAGGCGGTTTGTTTGCTGTTCTGGCGCTAGACCTTGTCTTGCGCCTCGATTGAGGCCGAGATAATCGCCCCACCCCACCGCCGCTCGCCGATGCAAATCGGGACGGGGTTGCCGCTGGCTGTGGTGTTCTTGGCACTGCCGAAGGCGTAACTCGGTAAGTTCTCAGGTGCGGCACTCTGAGACAGGCCCTTGGCCTGAGGGCTGAGCATCTGGATGACGCCGCCGGCGGCCATTGCTACACCTACGGGAAGAAGGGCTTGGAACCCAGGAACGGGTATGAAGGAAGCGGCAATCAAAATCGCGCCGATGACTGTCTGCAGCATCCCCCCACGCTTACTGCCAGCTACAACCGGAACGATTTTCACCATTTTCGCTCCGCCCCGACTGAATTCGGTTTCACCTACATTTTTACCGTTGCGATAAATTGCGAAATTCATTCCCAAGCGAGACAGCCGATCAACCTCTTCCTTGAATCCTGGCAGCGTGATCGTCAGGGCTTTCAGTAACTCGCGCACACTGCCAGTATCTAACAGCCGTCGATGTCGCGGTCCAAGCGCTTTGCGCAAGGTGCCTGAAAACTCGATAACGGTCATTTCTTGGGACATGCATTTCTCCGGACGAAAAAAAGCCGCCAAGTGGCGGCTCATGGCTTGAAACAGCGTTCAAAGGCAGTTTTTCACGGACGAAGTAATCTTTGACCTGCCAATGGTTATTCCTGGCATCCGCTGATACAGCCGCACCTCGCTGCCGTGGGCCGTTTTTTTGATTTCCAGAAGCTCGTTGGTCTGACCGATCGATTCAGCTGAGGAAACCAATCGGTAGCCCGTAAGGGTCTCATTCATGGTTGCCCCGGCCTGGTGCTCTTGCCATTCAGGCAAAACGCAAAGCGCGTATGCCTTGGGTTCCTTCGAGGTTTCTGCAACGATCGTAGGGCTCCCTTTGAGTAAATCACCGGGCGTTGTGCACCCCGCCAGCAACGCTAGCTCCACCGCTCCGATGATCGCCAATACGCCCCTCTTCATTTGGGGTCAATTCCAAAGTACTTCGCAATCCTCGCAGGGCTGCCGGCGATGATATTCATGCCCCTCTGCGTCCCTTTTGCGAGTTCAGCAGCCTTTTCATAGGCCGCACTTACGGCCTCCTCGCCCTGTGACTGCTTGAGCTGCTGGATTACGCCGAAAAGGGCGCACTTGAGGTCCGCAATATCCGCTGCATGGGAGTTGATCAGTTTTTCCAGCTGCTGCCGCTCTCTAGCATCCATATTGTCACCTAGGTTGGGTAGTTGGCTTTGAACTCTAGCAGCCGGGCTGGCCAGGTATCCAGTGTGGATGGAAAGCCAGTAACCGGCCAGATGGGGGCTGTAGTAGCGTTGCGCCTCTGAACGACATTACAGAGCTTGGAGGTCCAGTGACGCTGTTCAAAAAAGCTATGCAGCTGATTCGAAATGAAAGCAAGCGGCCATGGTCGGAGGTCAATAGCTGGGCGTTAGCTCTGATAGGCGGACCCAGTTTTCTAGTCGGCAGCTTCTACCTATGGAAGGTTAAAGAGGTTGCGCCAGACATCATGCACGCTACAGAGCAAGTCGGGCTTACTTCATTGGGTCTCGCTGTTTATGGCATCGTAGGCGTGATGCTCGTTGGATCCTGGCACTTTCTGACTATAGCCAAACGTTGCTCCGAAGTACTCCGGCAGCGCCACTATAAGTAGTTCATGCCTGGCCAAGCGCCGGGCTTTCTGGTGATAGATCGTGCTCCTGGGACATCCAGTTCTGATTTCTCCTGCGGCACAGCCGCTTCATTTCGCGTCTCTATGACGCAAGACAAGACGCGTCCGATCAAGCCAGGGGCCGCCAAACACGATGATTTCTGAGGGTCTGCCGAGCAGGTGGTGCAGCATAAATGGACCTGGGCCGAAGACCTGAGCATGCTCCTCCGGCAACTGCGCGTCGGCGCCAAGGTAAATGCCGGCATGGTTTGGATGGGCCGTGCGCCCGACGGCCATGACGATCATGTCGCCGCGCTGAGGCTGGCTGACCTGGTAAAAGCCGGCCGCTTCATAGGCTTGCTCGTAAAGGCTAGGGCCGTCTGCTTGCTCCCACCATCCCTCCTCCCTGGCGTAAGTCGGGAACTCCAGCCCCCACTCGCGCTTGTACCAATCCGCGCAAACCTGCCAGCAGTCCCAGGCGCCGTGCACGAAAGGTCGGCCCAGCAGCGGCGTGTGACCGGTCGGGGTGATGGTGCGCAGGTCGCCTTCCGGCCAGGACAGGATGTACCAAGGCAAACCCGTTGCTTCGCACATGGCCAGGTCCCGCGGTGACGGCCTGCTGGTAGCGTCGGGGTGCGAGTGCACGATGCCGATCACCTCGCCCAGGTCTTCGACTGTCGCATACTCCTCCGGCGAGATCCGAAACTCTTCGGCGGGATCGGTCGCCGTGTTGGCACATGGGATGTACCTGTGGGAGCGGCCGACGGCGATGATCAGGCCGCAGCACTCGCGCGGGTATTCCGCCGCGGCATGCGCTTGCACGGCGGCGAGGATGTGTTTGCGCATGGTCAGCTCCGTGCGATCAGGGAAACGGCCGGGAAGCCGCCGAAGGGCAACTGGTTGCCCTGGCCAAAGCGAACTGTGCAGCCTGAGTCCAGACAGCCATTGCACTGGTCCTTGGCCGGGTCGTCCGTGGCGTTTCCATCGAGGTCGAAGTAGGAGCCGGTGTATCCGCAGTTGGGTCCGCGGTAGCCGGCGGTCATCGCCCAATGGCACAGCTGGGTCATCTGCCGGCCAATGGTCTCGCCACCAACATCGCCAGGGCTGGCAAGCTCCCAAGCGACCATGGTGCCGTTCTCAGATACCTTCTGATCGATGTACCAGACCTCGATCGCTTCCTCGGTAGGATCGGCCTCCGGGTTGCCGGCGGGGAAATTTGCCGCGTCCAAGTACCGCGCCATGGTGTGACGCATGGTCAGCTTGAACTCGAGCAGGTTGTCGAAGGCCAGGCATAGCGCTGTGATCCTGCCGTTGACGTTGCCTACGGTCAGCGTGGGTCGCACGGCGGTGCCGTCCGAGTTCGCCTCGATGCCCCCGATCTGCATCGGCCAGGCCCCGTACTCGTTGCCCTGCCACCAGATCGACTTGGCCGGAAGCTGATCGGCGTCGACGCCAGCCGCTGCCAGCTCTTCGGGCGTGTGCGGGATTGCATGGCCGTGGAAGCGCAGAAGGTCGGCGCCGAAGTCCGAGCCGTCCAGTTCGAACAGGATGATCTCGGATCCCGGCTCCAGCTTCTGCAACTGGGTGATAAAACTCATGGGTGGTAAGCCCTCTCAAAGGTCGCCGTGAGCATCACCACACCACCAGGCCTTCGCTGCTGCTGGAATGTTCCGCAGCGGTACATGCCCAGCACGCCTTCCGGATTGGTCCAGAGGAAAGACTTGGCGCCACGGTGCCGACGGATAAAGGCTACGGCGGGGGCAATCTCGTCAGCCAGGCCACCAAACGACAAAGACCAGGTGTCGGTCTCGCCGTTG